GAGCCTGATGGTAGAGGCGCGGCCGAAAGACCACTGCCAGTTCTAAGGTCAAACTCTGATTTAGCTCCAACACTAACGTTATAATCTAAAGAAGCAGGTGGAGTATGTCTGTTTTGAAAATTAGAGTAAATAACTCTGTTTCCAGAAACTTCTTGAGATAAAGATTTAACAGGTACTTTGTCAAAAACTCTTGCTGTTTCTTTTTCTAATAAAGTTTTAAAAGGTTTTTTACCTACATAAAAGTACTCTATAAAACTATCTGAACTAGCTAAAGTTGATACATCTATTGTATCTACAGCTTTTATAGCTAAACCATCAGATTCTTTATATAAAATTTCTATTTCTGTTATTTTTAAATCACTAAAAAGAGATGTTTGAGCTACTGGTAATGGTATTTGTAATCCGATAGAGTTAACTTTATTTTCCATAAAACTAACAATACTAGACTCAGCGGTTTGAGTTTGATCATTATCAAAAGCAGTTAAACCAGTTGTCAAGAAATAACCATCTTGCTTTGGTATAAAACAAGATTGAGTAAATGGAGCTATTAATGAATATTCATTATCTTCAAATTTAAATCTATAAGAAAATCTAACAAATTTATCTTCTAAAAATTCAGAATCACCAGAATATGTATGATCATAATATGGATTAGGAAAAAATATTAATTGATCATCTGTAGCTAAAGTTATACTACTAGTAAATGTAACGTTTGTAGGACCAGTAGAACTTTGAACTGTAACAGCTAACATTACTATAGGTCCATTTGGATTAGTTGCTGGTATTTTACCAACAGTTTGACCAGCTACTGGAGTTGTAAAACCCGCTGGTTTATTAGGATAAAAAGGAAATAAACCTTCTTTTAAAACAAAAGTTGCTGAAGTAGCACCTGTTTGAACCACCGCAGAGCCACCTGTAGGCATAAACTTAGACACTACATCTTTCATTGTAGATTGATATGGATTAGTTGGCAAGGAAGATTCTGTACTAGGTTCGTATAAGTATATAGAATTATAAGGGTTATATTTTGCTACTGATATTTGATCTTCAGTTGTGTAATAAGTAGCATCATTTGCTGCATTTGTTACATTTATTTTTCGAGGTTGATTTCTATTATCTGTAAAAAACAATAGGTTTTCTAATAAATTAACACCATATATAGGATTTAATGTAGAAAAATTAAGAAAAGCTCCTGTTACAAGTGTTGTAGTTGTATTATTTGAAGCATTGTATCTACATATAAAATGATTTTCTCCAGCCCCTCCACCTTCTTCTACATAAGAAGCTGTATAGTTATCAGTTAAAAATATATAAACAAAATTATTTATTTGGTCTACATAATAACCTATGGAAATTAAATTAGCTACAGCAGGAGTTACTAAAGTAGCAATTACCTCATTACCAAGCATGTTTTCTAATGTACCTACTCCATCACCTTCAGACATACTTATCTGAGAATTTATAGCGTTTATATATTCACCACTTGGAATAAGTCTCCTATCCAGATCCTTATTCATTTTGGATTTTATAAAATTATTTTTAACTTCTGCCATTTAATTTTAGTGTTTTATCCACTTAGATTTACCTCGCATAACTTGAACTATTTCGTCAAGTTTTATATTTGATAATCTAATTTTAGCATTTCTAAGTTTAGCGCTTTTATCTCTTCTTAATCTTTGAACAGTGTATTCTGGTTGGTTAGCTCTAGTTGAAATTATAGCGTGTAATATATAAGCATATAGAGCGTCTTCTGCCATTTTAGGTACTTTACAGTCTAAATCATAAGCTAAACCATCAGATATATATTCTAATACAATTATTTTATTAACTAGATTACTTGAAAAAGACATTTTACCTTCTCTATAATTAGGATTAAACCAACCGTTTCTTTGAGCATACTGAGGTATTATACCGTATTGCTGACCGTAAAAACCAAAATTATCTAATCCCCAATAATTAGCCCAATATAAATAATCATCAAAATTAGCAAAAAATTCTTGACTAATTATTTTATCGTTTGCATTTTTCCATCTATCTTCAGTAATTGATGTTCCTTCTAAGTTTTCTCCAAAGTTATCTTGTGTTGGTACGCCTTGATTATCTTGTATAGGATTTTCGTAAGGACTTGTAGTTAAATTATTAGCTGGATATATAGGTCTTTTAATGCCTAATTCATCTATATAACACATGCTTACATAATTAACATAATCTTGAGGTAAAATAACACTTAAGTTTGGAGGTATAGTTAATTCTTGAGACTTGACGCTTTTTAAAGTATCATAACTAAATTCTTGTAATCCTCTTTTAGCATGAAATATAACGTCTGTTCTTTTAACATCTAAAATTAATTTTCCAGCACCAACATAAGCAATTAAAAAATTATTTACTACATCACTTATTTTTATATATTCATAACCGCCATAATTGTTTTCAACTATAGTACCAAAAGCATCTTGATTGCCGTATTTACCACCGTCTAAAGTTTTTAATTGAACAATAACATATGTGTTTAATGCTAATCCAGCTATAGTAATAGCATTACTATTTACAGTATAAGTTGTTGTGTATTCAGTAAAGCTTCCTGGTAAACCAGTGGCACTTGTGTATAGTTTAAAATTGTTTAAAGCATAATTAGTTATAGTTGGATCAAAAGAACCAAAAACTAAATCTGTATTAAAAGTTGTTGTAAACGTTTGAGAAGCTGAACCGTCAGATATGAAAACCTGAGCGCCTTGGTAATATTGCTGATTAGTTTCTGTTATTGATGCCATTTATTAACTTTTTGAATTAACTTCTTCTGTTTGAACCGCATTGGCAGCAGCTTGTATTATTTGTGGATCTTTTATTACAACTCCAGCATAAGTTAATATTCTTAATATAACTTCGTTTTGTTCTGTGTTTAACAATTCAAATTGTGTAGAATTTGCAGTGTTGTAAACATACTGGCCTAAAGTCCCTACTGTAAAGCCCCATACAACATCTTCTGGTTTTCTAATATAAGATATAGATATATCTGAAGCAGAAGTTATTGTAGTTGGATATACGTATATATGTGATTGACCTGTGTTAACTCCATTAACATTTTGACTAGCTTGCTCATAAAGATAAACAGGATAAGTAGTTGTAGGTTTTGTAAGTTTAGATAAGTTTATTTGCAATAAATCGTTTCTTTCTATTCTTTCTATTTCTTTTTCATCTTTATATATTACAGTACCTATTCTATGTAAATTAGATGGAGGAAGAAAATATAAAACATCATTTATAGAGTTTACTGTAGCTGTAGCATTAGCACCACCACCTGAAATATTAACTACATTTCCAACTGTATAACCTGAACCTCCATTATTAACAGTAACACTAGATATAACACCATTGCTTAAAGTATTTAATGTTAATTTAGCTGTTGTATTTGTTCCTTGAACAATAGTAATTACATTTGTAGCAGCGTAATTTAATCCTGGATTATTTATATTAACACCTTGAATTACACCTGTAGAACTTACTGAAGTTATATCAACAGTTAATCCAGTTCCACCTGCAGGCGCTACTGTAGTTGGTAAGTTTGTAGAATTAAAATAACCAGTACCTGGATTTGTTATAGAAAAAGTAGGATTAGAAATAAATGTATTAAGAGTTAAACCAGAACCGCTTCCTAAAGTTGTTGGTACATTTACAGATTGTACATACCCTGTACCGCCGTTTGTTATTGAAGCTGCTGTCGCACTGCCTACGCTTACAAGAGTTGGTTTAGCTATTGTTTTAAAAATAGAAATGCAATCATCTATATTTTTTTGACGATTTGCATATTCATTAGTAGTCTGTGGCACGCGTAATTGTTGATTCATATCTTCAAAATAATTTTCAAAGATTTCTAATTGTACCTGTGTAGCCAACTTATTAAACTCATCTGGGGTTATATAACCTCTTTGTTCTTTATTAAGTATAGACAACACTGTATTGTAAACAGTATTTACGTTTATCGCCATGTTATAATTTTTTTATACTAAAAAGACGGCCGAAACCGCCTTATAATAGTATCACTTGTTTTTATAGTTTTTTATCTATAGATTTATAGATCTCAACACCTTCATCTGTTTTTAAGAAAGCAGCAAAGGCTGAGTATGGGTTTTCATCAAATGGAACATTCATTAATTTTCTACCGTTTGATCCCCACGTAAATGTTCTTTGATCTGGTGATAAATTAATTATACCAGCTTCAGCAGCTTTTACAGCTACGTTTCTTAATTGAACATTACTGTCATTTGCTAAGCTAATAAATAATTCAGGATTACTTCTTGCAAATAAAAGAATATCTCTTTTTAACTCTTTTGAGCTCATAGTATTTACTTTTGAGCCAAGTTCTACTCTTAAAATAGCTTCTGCTTGATCTATATCCATATTTCTTGCTGCATTTAAAGCATCTATTTGAAGATCTAATATATCTAATTGATCTACAGCTTGTTCTACAGCACTAAACTCTTCATATAATCTACCTTTTAAAGGGTGATATAATGAAAGTAATTTTTGTAAATTTTGTTTTTCTTTTGGAACTTTTAAATCACCATCTTTAAATATAATGTGACCTAAAGTTGCTTCACCTTTTTGTTCATCTATTAAAGGTGAATCTTGATTTGTAGCATACCTTAGTTCTCTTTGTTTACCTGTTTTTTCATCAAAATAAAGTAATGCGTGTTTTTTAGTATGCTTACTTGGTATTGTTAATGTTATTGGGTTTTTTTTACCTCTTAAATAATAAACTCTATCTTTTATTTCCCACTCAGGTTTCAATGGTTTTTTAGGTGCAGTTTTTACTGCTGTTTCTTGAGGTGCAACCTCTACGTTTTCTACTGCTTGAGCTTTTTTAGCCATAATATAATAAAATTAAATAGTTAATAAAAAATCCTAGGGCTACACTCACTTAGTAGCCCTAAGATTTAATTTAGGTATTAGATACCTTTGAATAATACAAAGTTGTTAGCAGCTTGTGTTACTAAACATCTTTCAGATAGGAAGTTTACTTCCATAGCATCTAATGTAGATGTAAATGCACCACCAGCAGAACCAGTCAACCAAGACTTCATACGACGATCATCAGCTTGTGAAGCTCTATATCGCACATGTAAGAAAGGTCTACGGATATTAGTTCCTAACACTTGATCGTATACAGTTGATGTTCCAGCAGGTATTAATACACCTTCAATAGAATTAATCCCATCGATAGCGCCACGAGTTGAAGCATCGTTTAAGTATTTCCAATCAGTTTTGTAGAAATCATAAGAACCTCTTCTGAAACCGCTGAACCCTAAGTTCAATGCCATTTCTTCTGAGTTTTCAAATAAACCAAATGCAGTACCACCGGCAGTTCCACCAGAGATTGCAGCTAGCATATCATCAAAATCAAGAGCTGTTTGTCTTTGTAAGAAAAGCATGTTTTCTTCAATAGCGCCTTGAGTATCTAAATTTTTCAAAATAGCATCAAAGTCGTCTATTCCAGCAGCAGCGGTAAATCCTACTTGTACGTTACCTCTATTTTCAATAGCAGCAAATAAACCTTCAGTTCCTGGAATTAAAGCTGCAGTATATAAAGCATCTCCAGAAGCATTTAGCTCACCTTCTACCATTGACATTTCTAGGTAATCTTCAAAACGTAGTCTTGTTTCAGACTCAGCTTTTAAATACCATAAATATCCAGAAGCACCGTCTTCAGTAGCAACTTCAACCCAACCTATTTGAGCCATATCAGAACCGTTAACTACGTATTGGTTTCTAATAATGATAGGTGTATTTGAGAATTGTGTAAAAGCAGGTTCTACGCTTTGTCTTACAGCATTTAATCCAGTACCTGCTGTGTTTGCTCCTTTTGAGTAAGCAGAACCATAAACAAATACTTTTAATCCCGTAGCAGTAAATCCATTAGCAACAGTAAAAGCATTACCGTCAAAAGGAACTACTGTAATAGTACCAGCAACAGGTCCTACAGTAGAACCAGCTACGCTAATCTTCACAATTGCTTTTCCTTCAGCACCTGTAGCAGGGTCTAAAACAACAACAGTATCGTTTACAGAAATAACGTTAGTAATAGTAGCTTGTGTAGCACCAGGCGCAACAGTAAGAACTGTTCCAGCACCATTGGCAGTAACACCATCGTATGCAATGTGCAATCTATTTTGTTCAGACCAAATAACTTGATCAGATGTCATTGGCATTTCAGCGCCAACCATTCGCAAGAACCCGGATAACGTTCTGTTTCCGTAACGCTCTACTTCTTGTTCATAAACTTCAGGTAAATACTGCTGAGCAAATGTGTCAGTGTTTCCAGCACCACCGTCATTAAATTTCAAGAAGTTACTGTTAAGTAGCTCTTGTCTTTGACTTGGTACAATAGTACCAAATTGAGGAGTTAAACTCATAATTTTAAGTTTTTATTAGTTAAATTTTTTAGTTTTTATTTTAAGTTTTGTAGAATCAGCACCTGAAATAGCTTTAACCTTAAATCCACCGACAAACACATCACCTTGAGTAGATCTAGCTTTAGTATCACTTAAGTTTTTTGATTTGTTTACAACTTCTTTAACTGCATCTGCTTTTCCTTGCTCATAAAAATGAGCTGCGATTTTATCTACATTTTCAGCGGCATACATAGCTTTGTGATAACCACTTGTATCACTAACATTACCTTTTTCATCAAGGAACTTCCTGATTAGGTTGTTAATGTTTGATTGGTTTTCTGCAACTTTATCTTTGTTTTGAATGTTATACTTATATTTCTTTTCACCTACTTTGATATCAAAACCTTTGAAATCATCACTAAAAAGTTTTTTAGTATTATCTTTAAACAATTGATGTTGTTGCTCAGCTTGTTCTTGCTGCTTGTTGTATCTATTGAAAAAATCCATAGCTTTTTTCTGTTCCTGAGTTACTCCGGGTCTCAACTTGATTTCGTCGTAATATTTACTCTTTGTTTCCTCTAAAAAGTTTTTGGCTTTTGCAACTTCTTCTTTAAACGCAAGCTTTTTCTTGCGTATATCTTTTTCCTCATCTATATCTTCATCATAATCAAAATCTTCTAATAAAAGATCTAAATCTGAATTATCTAAATAAGGTTTATTTTTTTTGTAATACTCTTTTATAAGAGTTTTATCGTCTACATTACTGTAATCAGCATTTAAACGAGTATAATCTTCTATTGTCCCACCAGTTTCTTCCATAAATGAAACTAGCTTTTCAATATTTTCAGGTAATGGTTTACCTAATACTTTTTCATCTCTTATAGCTTCTTTAACTTCTGCTTCAACTTGTTTAACTTCAGCTTCTGTTACTTCTTGGATCGGAGAAAACCCTTCAGTAGTCTCGTTGGACTCTTGTACAGGTTCTCCCACCTCTGCGCTATTTTCGGATGGTTCTTCCACAGATACCTCCTTTGCTTCTCCGATTTGAATGGCATCGTCTTCTTTTTTTATTTCTATTTTAGTAACGTTACTTTCTAACTCTACTAAAGGTTCTTTTGGATTAATATTTACTTTAGTAATATTATCTTTAGTTTCGTTTAAATTTTTAGGTGTTTTCTTTTTAGTTTTTAACTTAAAGTCACCTTCCTGCTTAACAGGTTCATTTGTTTTTACTTCTGACATAATATAATATAATTAAATAATTAAATAAACATTTACATAAATGCGTTCATACCAGCTTCTGACTGGTTTTCAAAATCAATTGGTAAGCCATCATTTTTTCTTTGGCTTATCATTTCACTCTGTTGCGTACCTTCCATTTTTATACGCTTGTCTTTTCTATTTTCTTTTTCACTTTCTTTTTGCGTTTGCATTTGAGTTTCTATTTGCTTTAATTGCATATCAAACTGATGCTGCATTTGCATTTTTTGTTGATCAAGTTGCGCTTGAACTTCCATTTTCTTAATTTCCATTTGAGTTCTAGCTTGCTCGTATTGTACTTTAGATCCAGATATTGCTTCTTGTTTTTGTACTTCAGCCATAGCTGTTTTTTCAGCTGTTTCAGCTTGAGCTGCTGCTTGAGCTTGGATATTAGACTGCTGCGCAAGCATGTCTTGTTTTTGCTTTTTCTTACGCTTAATTTTAAGCATTTGATTAGCAAGTTTAATATTTTTTATTTGACGTAAATCTATAGCGTCATCTAAATCAATATTACCTGCTTGTAAAGCAACTTGAATATTAGACTCTAATTTAGCTTGTTCTTCTTCATCTGGTTCTAATTCTAAAAATATACCAAAATCATGCAAGTTTAAATCTTCTACTTGTCTTAATGTTTCAACATTAAAAGCAGATATTGAATTTTTCAATGATTCTGCAGTTAATGGAAACTCTAAAGCATCTGCTATTTTTAAAGCAATGTTTTCAGCTATTCTAAGAGTTATATATAAACTTGACTGATTTATATGTCTAGTAGCTGTATTTGAAGCATTAGCTGCTAACTTTTGTAATCCAACTAATGTATTACGATCAGGCAAACTACCATCTCTTGCTTCATTAAGTCCGGTCACATCACGTATCATTTGTAAATAATATTGGTACGTAGTAATTAAACTTTGTATTTTAGCACCACCACTACTGCTTTGTAATTCTTGAATAGGTACTTTACCTCTATTCATTTCACCATCTTGCGTAAGT